CCTTGTCGACGCTTACAAGCTATGCACCGATGCTCTTGTTCTATACAATAACATGATTGAGGACAAGGTCTGCGCTGAACAGGCACGGGCCGTCCTCCCTCAGTGTATGATCACAGAGTGGATGTGGACAGGATCACTGTATGCTTGGTCACGTCTGTTCAACCTCCGGGCAGATCCCCACTCCCAGCGCGAGGTACAACAGTACGCTCATGCCATCTCAACAATCGCACGGACACAGTTCCCGCTGTCTTGGCGAGCGTTATCTAACTACGACACCAAACTTCACATAGACAAAATCGTGGGGGACTAATGACACCGCAAGAAATGCTTGATCGGATTGCCGGACTACCTCTGGCTTCTCGAACCCACTTCTCCTTCATCACGAAGAAGAACAGAGTAATCGCAATGGGGGCAGAGAACAGGGGAAAGACACACCCTCAAGTATGGATCCTAGGTTATCCTTACCCCACCATTCACAGTGAGTTCGACGCATACCGTCGCGTCATGAAGAAAGACCGAAGCGGCCTAACCCTTTACAACATCCGCGTTAGTACCAATGGAACCATTGGTATGTCCAAGCCATGCAGGTACTGTATGCCTTGGGTGGTGGATGCCTTCGACCACATCTACTACACCAATGAGAACGGAGAACTTACCAAGTATGAGTGATACCGAATCAGTGGTGGTCTCGAGGGACCGCTGCCCCAAGTGTGCATCAACAGGTAGTGACAGATCAGGTGACAACCTAGCCGTCTACTCTGACGGCCATGGTTACTGCTTCAAGTGCCAGTTCCATACTGGAGGAGGGACCCGAGTGACTGAACCGCAGCTAACAACGACAGAGTTCAAACCAATCCGTGGGTCCTTCGAGGCCCTAGATGACCGCCGTATCACGGAGGAGATCGTCCGCAAGTACGACTACCAAGCGGCAATCGTGAACGGCAAAGAGATCCAGATCGCTAACTACCAAGGTCAGGATGGCAGCCTAGCCGGCCAGCATATCCGTGGACCGAACAAGCAGTTCATCTGGAAGGGCAACGCAAAGAACCTACAGCTATGGGGTCAACACCTGTGGCGTAACGGTGGAAAGCGACTCATCATCACCGAGGGTGAGATTGATTGCATGACAGTAGCTCAGCTTCTTGGTGGTACATGGCCGGTGGTGTCCATCCCTAACGGGGTGGCATCGGCAGTCAAGTCCATCAAGGACAATCTCGAGTTCGTCAACTCATATGCCGAAGTGGTTATCTGCTTCGACATGGATGAGGCCGGACAGAACGCAGCCAAGGAAGTGTGCTCGTTCCTACCACCCGGCAAGGCCAAGATCGTTAAGCTCCCACTCAAGGATGCCAACGAGTGCTTGGTTGCGGGACAGAGCAAGCACGTTATCTCAGCACTGTGGGAAGCACAGGCATACAGCCCAGATGAGATCCTTCACATCAGTGCAATCATTGATGAGTCTGACAGCATCAAGCCGCGTGTCTATCCCTTCCCATTCGACAAGCTGTCAGAGTTCCTTATTGGGCAGAGGTCCGGCGAGATCTCCCTGTGGGCATCGGGCACAGGCTCCGGTAAGTCCACCATCCTACGAGAGCTGATGATCCACCACCTCGACGAAGGTCGCAGTGTTGGCGCCATCATGCTAGAGGAATCACCACAAGAGACGATGGACGACCTCATCTCCTTGCTCATCAACAAGCCGGTCCGTGCAATGCGGGCAGCTGCAATGATGAACGAGCTACGGGAACAGATGGGCAAGCCGCCTATCTCCGTAGACTTCGTGGGTTCTTTCGATGAGGATGAGTACCTATCGGCCAAGGTCAAGTTGTCCAAGACCCGGTTGTATGTATACGACCACCTCGGCAACAACGCAATGGCCAACCTACTTGCCCGTGTCGAGTACATGGCCACCTCCCTACAGGTGGACGTCATCATCCTCGATCACATCACCGCAGCAGCAGCTGGGCTGATGGGTATTGCCAACAAGGACATCGAAGGCGGCGGCTCGGAGCGACTCATCATCGACACGTTGATGAAGGAACTACGATCCATCTCCGTCCGAACCGGTGTGCACATCGACATCGTGTCTCAGTTGAAGAAGACAGACAAGGCTTACGAAGAGGGTGACCGCATCACACTACAGGACCTACGTGGTTCTGGTGCACTATCCTCAGTACCTAACACCGTCATCGCCCTCGAGCGTGATCGACAGAACACAGACGAACGAATGGCTAACACCACCGTGGTCCGTGTCCTGAAGAACCGACTCACTGGCCGTGCCGGCATTGCAACCGCCCTGTTCTATGATCGTCTAACCGGACGGCTAGAAGAGATCGACGTTGCAATTAACGACGAAGGAGATACAGTCTTTGCACCAGTTCAATAATGATCCAGCACGTCAGATGGCTTGGGATGTGTACTTCGGAAGCGTAGTCTCCATGAGCCTACACCCCGGCACAACACGTGACAGCGCAGTACAACGTACCATCAAGGAGTGCGCCATCCTTGCTGACGACATGCTAGCAGAGAGGGATTGGCGTATCCAGCTTGCGGAAATGATTCACGAAGTGAACGTTAACAACGAACAATGGAGGACCAACTACCGTGACTGACAACTACATGAAGATTCATCCAGATGACTGGCGCCAACTGTTAGGAGATATCGAACAGTTGCTCAAGGAGCGCGACGAGGCTCAAGAGATTGCTAAGAAACACGAAGACAGATACTTTGGCGCACTAGTTGAACGCAACGAAGCACGGCTCGAGCGCGACGAAGCACGGAGCGAGCGCGACGATGCGCGGCGTGAGGTGAGTGAACTAAAGGCAAACGAAGCAAACCGTTTGTCCTCTGCTGTTCACCTGAAAGGTTGGATCTGTTTCGAGGAGACACAATGAAACAAATATCACCAGACTACCTTATCGCATACAACAAGCGGGATGAAGCTATGGATAAGTACCGAGTAGCATGTTCTAATCTCCCAGAATGCAGAGACTTTGAGAACGCGGAAGCAATGAGAGATGCTCGGCTTGCTGTTTATATAGCAGCGCGAGAGGCGTTACCAGAGTATGTAGAGCTGCTTCGTACAGTGGCCCTCCTAGAAGTGGAATACAACAAGGGACTTTGGAAGGAGACACCATGACTAAAGACCTAAAAGAGCTAATAGATAACATTTACCAACTATCCACGAACTCAAGAGACACAGGCACAATTATTCGTATGATTGGAATAATTCATGCAGTAGACGAGCAGTTGTTAGTACTAACAAAGGAGCGTGACGATTCACGATGGTGGGCGAAAAAAGCCATTGACGAGATCATAGAAGAGCGCGACGAGGCGAGGCGTGAGGTTTGCGAATCGGAAAAGTATTGCAAGGAAGAAGCGGAATTGCGCGGGTGGAATTGCTACAAGCAGGAGACACCATAATGGTACGCATCGTTGTACTAGAGGACGGATCATGGGGACCCATGTCCACCGCACTGATCCACACACTGTCAGACAACCAGTTCCGAGCTCTTGCTCTGAACGAAGTAGAAGTCTTCGACCTCAGGTCGACCGGCTTCCCAATCATCTACCGACAAAACGACGAAGGTAACTTCGACCCAAAGGATAAAGGATTCGATTGGATTGAATTCTAAGGAGCCCACATGAAACTAGTATTGGACATCGAAGCCAACTCCCTGATGGAGCTGACCCTTGATAGCAAGGGCCGACCCGTCAAGGAATGCACCAAGATCCACTGCGTTGTCACTAAGGACATCGACAGCGGTGAGGTAAAGGAATGGACTGGCGACTTCAAGGGAATGCGAGAGTACATCGACTCAGCTACCCTGCTGATCGGACACAACATCATCGGCTTCGACATGCCATGCCTACTTAGGATTGCTGGGTGCAAGCCCGCCTTGGCATACCACGACTCGCTCGTTGTCAGCAAGCTGATGTACCCCGACCTACGGGATCACCCACTTGGTGGCAACTCACTCGAGTGCTGGGGCAAACACCTCGGTGTACCGAAGGCCGACTACGACGGGGGATGGGAAGAGTTCTCAGAGGAGATGCTCAAGTACTGTGTGCAAGACGTGCATGTAGCACACGCCATCTACATCAAGCAGATGGAGTGGATCAAGGCCAAGCAGTACGAGAAGGTTGTAAGCCTCGAGCATACCGCCACCGTCGTACTCATGGAGCAGATCGCAAACGGATTCGGATTCAACCTAGATGCAGCTGAGAAGCTAGCCATCGAGCTGTTGTCTACGAAGGCAGACATCGAAGATCAGATGCACACTATCTTCCCACCAATCGTAACCGAGCGGTGGTCAGAGAAAACAGGTAAGCGATTGAAGGACGACGTCGAGGTATTCAACCCCGGCTCACGTCAGCAGATTGCCCATAGACTCAAGACCAAGTACGGATGGAAAGCACCGGAGACAGACAAGGGTAACCCCAACGTCGATGCCGAGTGTCTCGAGGGACTAGACTACCCCGAGGCCAAGAAGCTCATCGAGTACTTCAATGTCGTGAAGCTACTGGGTCAAGTAGAGGACTGGCGAGTACGTGCCACCCACTCCCGCGACGGTCGTATCCACGGCTCGATCAACGGACAGGGCGCAGCGACCGGCCGGTGTACACACAGCCAACCCAACATGGCTCAGGTCGCGACAGACCACAGGGCGCGTGATCTATGGACTGCACTAGGAGATGGTGAGGTAGTTCTCGGCGCTGACCTCAGCGGACTTGAACTGAGAATGCTGGCTCACTATATGAGCAAGTACGACAATGGTGCCTACGGCGAGGTTATCCTCAACGGAGACATCCACACTCACAATCAAACCAAGGCGGGGCTACCCACCCGCAACGACGCTAAGACATTCATCTACGGATTCCTCTACGGAGCCGGCGACGAGAAGGTTGGCAGCATCGTCAAGGGTTCAGCTAGGCAGGGCAAGATGCTGAAGGAAACATTCCTAAGGGAGCTTCCTGCACTAGACAAGGTTAAGAAAGAGGTTGAGTTCTTCTACTCGAAGGACAAGCACCTCACGCTACTAGACGGACGGCGGGTGCCGATCCGGTCACAACATGCCGCACTCAACACTCTACTACAGGGCAGCGGAGCAGTACTCAGCAAGTACTGGATGATCGTAGCTAACCGGAATCTCCGGAAGCGGTTCAATGGTAAGGTACGGCAGATGGCCTACGTTCATGACGAACTACAGTTCTCATGCCCGAAGGACATCGCCGAGGAAGCGGGAAAGATCATCGTCGCAGCCGCGACAGAAGCGGGAGAACGCCTTGGAGTCAAGATCAGAATCGACGCAGAGTTCAAGATCGGCAGCTCTTGGGGAGACACCCACTGAGTACGAGTGTTGGCTTGGGTTCTACGACCTAGGCCAAAAGGGTGGGTGGTGGGCCAAGCTATTGAGCTGGAGCCATGTCACCCACGTCGGCCCCATCATCGAAGTCCCGTCAGTTAACTACGAACTGACCATCACCATTGCTGGTGGTGGCGCAACCGTAGCTAGCTCTGCGGCCCTCGAGAGGATGGGAGCCAAGTTACTGTACAAGATTCCGGTGGGCAAGCGCAAGCTTGACCTATCGAAGACACTAGAAACGGCGCAGAACTACTGTGACACAACAGTACTAGACTGCTTGACGTGGTACTTTGTTACTCGTTGGTTCGGATGTACCCGACCACGACAATGTACCACCTACGTCTGCTACCTCTTTGACCTAGAGGAATGCTGGCAACCATACGAACTCCTAGAAAGATACCTATGATTACAATCATTCTCGCAGGACAGGCTCGGGTAGGCAAGACCACAGCAGCTAACACCATCGCCGCTGTTGCCCGAGAGGCTGGACTAACCCCAGTCATTCTGCCATTCGCTAAAGCAATCAAGGACGCAGCACTAGCTGCCGGCCTTACTAAGGAGGCCAACCCTAACGAGTACCGTGCCTTCTGTCAGAACGAAGGCGGCGGTCGACGAGCTGATGAACCAGACTACTGGGTCAACAAGTTCCTCGAGTCGTGGAAAGAACTAGAGACAGCGGAGAAGGCCATGCTCGACAGCGACAACCTATTCTCTGAGACCATCGTGATCGTAGACGACTGCCGCTACCCTAACGAGCTAGCCGCAGCCAAGAAGATCGGTGCCATCACCGTGTTCATCTCCCGAGATGGCCGCATCCTAGATGACAGCAACGGCGAGTGGCGCAAGCATGAGTCTGAGCAGATGGCAAACGACAAGGATAACAACGACCCAGCCCTCAAGGACCTCACCTGTTGGCTTGTCCGCAACGGTGTTGCCGAGTCCATCTTCATTGAGAAGATCAAGTACCGATGCCAAACATGGCTAGAGATTGATGTTCTTGGTATGGTTGACTGCAACTGTGTTGCCTGTAAGTCACTCAAGACTGACGATAAGACCAACGATATCACCGACCTGTACTTTTTACTACAAGGTTTGTTTGACGAGGGGCAAGGGATGGACATCGAAGAACTCGACCTACCTGACCTACTTGAAGAAGACGACGACGAAGGAGACGAAGGATGAACCGACCAACACTAGCAATTCTCGACGGAGACATCATCGCCTACAAGGCAGCCTTCTGGGCTGAGTCCATGGGGCCAGAGGATCTAGATGCCCGGCTACAGCACGATGTCGCAGCGTGGCTCCCTGAGGGGTGCACAAGCTCGATCATCGCCCTGTCCTGCCGGCGCAATGACAACTTCCGGCGGCACTGGCTACCGGAATACAAGGCCAACCGAGAGGGAAAGGTAACGCCAACCTACCTAGGTGACGCGATCCAGTTCCTCCGTGATAACTACAAATGCGTCGAAGCCGACCAACTAGAGGCAGACGACCTGATGGGTATCAACAAGGCCATGGGAACCCACGTCTGCGTGACTGTAGACAAGGATCTACTGTCCGTTCCCGGCTGGTCTATGAACCCCAACAAGCCCGAAGAGGGTGTGATCTACACCCCCTTGCAGACAGCCGACTTCAACTTCTACCGCCAATGGCTTACCGGCGATTCCACAGATGGGGTAGCTGGGTGCTGGAAGGTGGGCCCCAAGAAGGCCGAGGACATCCTGAACGAGGCTACCCCAGTCAACTGGGAAGCTGCCGTTCTGGCTACCTACGAACAACGCCCTAACAAGGACGGTGGGCGGTACACTTGGGACGAGGCTAGGGCCATGGGAGTGGCTGTCCGTATCCTCCGCAGCACGGATGAGTGGGCATGGAAACCCTCATTCTGACGCTGTGGCGGGGGGTGAGCTACCACAAGGACGTTAGATAGAAATATACCAGCGTACACCCCGTGTACACACCAATGTAAATTACCAAGGAGAACCCAATGACACTAGAATCTTTCAACTTTCAGACCAGTACTTTTGATAATCCTACTTCTTCGATTATCAACTCAACCACCTTTGATAACCAAACTTCGGTGGTCGTAAACTCTACAACCTTTGGTAATCCTGAGTCTGTCGTTACTGACTCGTTTACCTACATCCCGACTCCAACCATCAAGATGGTGTCTACCGTCCACCCTATCCCTGCCCGCGCCACCTCCGGTGCTGCCGGTTACGATATCCGTGCTGTTGGTAACCACACTCTCCCGAGCGGTGCAATGTGCATCATCCCAACCGGCATCTATCTGGACATCCCTCCGGGTCTGTTTGGAATGTTGGTGTCACGATCTGGCCTAGCCGTAACTAAGGGCATCACCCTAGCTAACGGAATTGGCATCATCGACTCGGACTTCCATGGTGAAGTTCGTGTTGCGATCATCAACAAGGGACAGGATGCATTTGAGATCAACGAAGGTGACCGAGTCGCTCAGCTATTGTTTATGACCGTAGCTGCACCCGACTTCGTCGCCATAACCGACCTCTCCACATCAACCACCCGAGACCCCGCCGGTTTCGGCTCAACTGGAGTAGAGTGACAATGGACAGCTTTAACGAATTCATTGCAGTCAGCCGCTACGCCCGTTGGCGTGAAGACCTAGGCCGCCGAGAGTCGTGGCCCGACACGATTGACCGATGGTGGAACTACTTCACCGATAAGGAACCAGCTCTACTTGAGCGCCCTGATATCAAGGAGGCCGTACTTAACCGTGAGGTCTTCCCATCTATGCGGGCCCTCATGACAGCAGGACCCGCCCTCGAGAAGGACAACACCGCGCTCTACAACTGCGCCTACATGGAGATGGATTGCATCACGGCATTCGCCGAGCTACAGTACATCCTGATGTGTGGCACAGGGGTGGGCTACAGCGTCGAACGCCGATGCGTCGATATGCTGCCCGTGGTACCTCAGGAGATCACCCGAAGCGGTGAGACTCTCGTCGTACAGGACAGCCGCGAGGGCTGGTGTGACGCACTCAAGACCCTATTGATCTCCATGTACAGCGGACATCACCCCACGTGGGACGTCTCGTTGGTACGCCCTGCCGGCGCACGGCTCAAGACCTTCGGTGGTCGAGCCTCCGGCCCCGGCCCACTCGAGGCCGTGTTTAAGTTTATCATTGCCTCGTTCAACAAGGCACGTGGCCGCCGTCTAACCTCCCTCGAGGTACACGACATCTGCTGCGTCATCGCTCAGTCAGTCATCGTTGGTGGCGTCCGCCGCTCAGCTATGATTTCTTTGAGCGACCTCGATGACCGAGAGATGGCCAATGCCAAGTCAGGCAACTGGTTCGAGAACCACTCGTACCGATCTCTAGCAAATAATTCGGCCGTCTACAATGGCCGCCCAACCCTCGGAAGATTTATGGAGGAATGGACATCGCTCTACAACTCCTACAGCGGCGAGCGTGGTATCCTTAATCGGGATGCGCTCAACGCAGTATGTGACAAAGCAGGACGCCTAGTTCCCGAGGGTGTCAAGCTAGGTACCAACCCATGCTCGGA